CGTTAACACCTTATTTAACTAGTGTGTACAACCGTTTGCATGTTTATGCTGAACGTCCACTCTTTCCAGGAGAACGCTCATATTATTTTGGACATTATGTTTATCCTAAAATACTTGATCAACTCAATTCTAAACTTGAATACCAAATAAATCCCGATAATATTTTATGCACATGCCAAGAGATAGTTAATATGTATTGTGATAGTAGACATATTAGCCGTCCTTTTATGAATATAATAAATGGTCTAGACAAATTTGATTTTAATAATTCAAAAGAATGGTTATATAAAAATAATTTAAAGTGTACATTCATGGATTATGCTAAAAATGAAACTTTGTTACACGAGTTGGATTTTCAACTCCCCACTGGTGGATTCAATTCCATCACCTTAAACTAATACCTAATGATGATCATTGGAGGGAACAGTTACCACCCCCAATGAGGAACACCATGAGAGGTCGCAACCCCCAAATTGCATTTATCATTCATCGACACGTAGTTTCAAAAACTTATGCAATAAGCCTGATGAAAACACATGATATACCTTGGGTTGCCTCACCTACCTGCGAAACTAGTTTGAAGAACGGTTTTGCAAAACGAATGAATCCTCTTATGCCAGTGGCAAATCGCCAGACTCTGTTACTGTTACAACAATTTGTACAACGTTATCTTAATCAATATAAACCTTTACCTAACATGGAACATGAAGAAAAACACCTAGTTGAGCAATGGTTATTAGATAATGAACACTATACTCTGCGAAAGAAAAAGAAAATGTTAAGAGATTATGATTATATATCACGTTTTGGAATTCCAATACTAGTGGAATCTGATTATGATTGCAAATCTTTTATCAAGAGGGAATTTTATCCTGAAGCTAAATACCCAAGATTTATAAATAGCCGATCTGATCGATTCAAGGTCAGGGTTGGTTATGCTATCAAGATGATAGAAAAAATTATTTATTCTGGAAACACAGCCTTCGTTAAAGGCGTAAACCCTAATTTGCTTCCCCCTCTTATCAAAAATAAATTACAAAATTATCCCTATTTGCTTGAGACGGATTACTCCAGCTTTGAAGGTGGGTTTTCATTAGCCTATTCTGCGGCTGTAGAGATGCAACTCTGGAGACACTTCCTTGTAAATAACCCCAATCTTCGCCGTGATGTTTTGCACACTTATTATCAACCTTATTCAAACATGGCGCGCTGTCAACGTATTCGTAACGATATCTATGACGGCTATGTTAATGGATCACGTATGTCCGGAGAAATGTGGACATCTTTGG